AAGTCGCGTCTGGCCGCAGGAGAGCTTCTCCCTTTTACAAGCTTTAACAAATATACCTTGGAGACTTTACCAGGGTATATGGCTTATAGTTGGGCAGCTAAAACTGGGAATGCGTCATACCATATTTCTGGTAATACGCAAGCACTTGGTTACGATCAAGTTCGCCCGTACTCTGTTGACCACCTCCGTACTATCGCCAGCCGTAAGCTTCCCGCTCCTAATACCAAAACATTGGTACAGAGCGCAGCTGCGGATGTCTATTCACAGGGGTATGATCTACTAACGGCGATTGGTGAAGGCTCTAAGACCATCCAAATGATTGGAGGTTTAAAAGGCCGATTAAAGGAAATCCTAAAGGCTGAAGCAAAAGATATGCGTAACGTATATCGCTTGCTTGTGACAACCCAGAAGCAATTAGTGCTCGCGCGGAAAAACCATCAGTTGCTAGCCCTGGCCCACAATCGTGGGGCACGGTTATCAACAGATGCCGCAGCTTATGCATTGAGAACTTCTGAGCGTCGCATTCGTGCTATGCAAAGAACCATTAAAGATGCCGGTCGAAGAATTGACCGTTATGCATCTGGCTATTTGGAAGCACGTTATGGTTGGCGTACACTTTGGTTCGATATGTGTTCATTTGCGAAGGAAATTAATTCGCCGACAAACACACAAAAGGACAGTGTCTTTACCAACCACCGCCAAAAAACGTCTGACACTATTTTCAGTACTGAAAAACAGATGTCGGCAATTGGCGGTACTTGGACGCAATACATTGAATATACCATTACGCGATCTACGCGGGCAACGGTTTCGGCAAAGTTTTCTGCCTCCCGTTTCCGTGGAAATGTTGCTGTCACAGCTTGGGAATTAGTAACTCTTTCCTTTGTTGTTGACTGGTTTATCAGTGTAGGCGCTGCCATTAAGGCTGCGTCCCTGCTTGCTCTGTCCTCTAAAGTACAGGCTGCAGTGTCGTCAATGGTTACCGTTGATGTCCGTATTGTCGAGAGTGATCCCGTTAATGCAGCATCCGCGAAAAACCTCAACGTCCGGCTCGCATCCTCTGTAACATTTGAAGAACTCACGCGTACGCCTTCCGGCGTAAGTATCGTTCCACAATTTCAGAAGAAGCTAGACACCTTTAAAATCCTTGATCTCGTCGCTATATCTACGCAAATGTTGCGTGGACGAATTCGTGATATGAAAAGGTATAACGGCTAACAGCCACCACCTAACTTACCCTTGGAGGGTATTATATATGGCAACTATTGCTATTCCACTAGTTGAATTCAACGATGTTGACAACAAACGCACATGGGCGCTTGCTACCCACTCTGCAACAAAACCGAGCTTGTTAATTCAATCTCGTAAGACCCCTACTACGGCTAAAACCACCGCAGAAACAGGTCTTCAAGTTGTGCAGGCAACCGTTGATGCTGGTGGCGTACCGTTGGCGCAAAAGATTAATATTGCGACAATTGCACGCTTTCCAATTAACGGCGCTAGCGCGGACCTTGACTTAGCCATCGCGAACTATCGTGCACTAGTTGCTAGTGACGAGTTCGTAACTGCGATTAAAGCCCAGACTTATGTCAAAGCTTAACGCAGATTTTGGCTTAGCTATTTTCCTTATAGCTATAATTATGCTAGTTTGGCTTATTCGCTGATCTAACATATCCGTCATCGTTAATGGAGTTCTTTTCGTATGAAAACGAAAGTACCAAGCTTATGCCCATTCCATATAGGAAGGGTTTTGCTTCGCGAAAACCATGCCTTATGCACCGCCGAGGACATTCGCGTTCTTTCTGGCGCTTTACGCGCTAGAGATGTAAAAACGCTGTGTTCTTATACCAGTTCGCTGAGATTATCCAGCGCTGTTCACTGTCTATTTCACGATCAGATTCGAGCCTTATTTTCTAAGAACTCTACTTTCTGTAATGAATCTAACGACAAAGTAGCCTGGCAAACCTTTCTTCGAAATGAAAAGAGGTGCCGGATTACAAGCCGTCGCTTAGACTACTTCTTCTTTGTTCAACCACATAGGTTGGGGGAAGATTTAGCCCAGACGCTTTATAAAGCGCAATCACTTGTAAAAAGGTGGTTAGGCAGTTATGACAAATTCCTGGAGTCCTTCCCGGAAGACGTCAGAACAACTGGTGGCGCAACTTGCAACAAACCCAGGGCGCAAACTTCTGCAGTCGAGAAAATCCGACCGCGCTTGCGTATTTCCCCTGGTGGTGTTCCTTTGCTGAGTGCTTATGCCAAGTATAGTAATAAGAGTATTAAACATGTGGTCTGTAATTATAACCGCATTGCTTTCGTACCTAAAAATTACAAAACTTCGCGCACTATTGCCTGTGAGCCTGACGGGCTTCTGCCCTTTCAACTCGCTTGCGATGCGTTTATTAAACGCCGTTTGAATCGTGTTGGTGTGAACCTTAGCGATCAAACACGGAACCAAGCACTTTCGAAACATGCTAGTATATCTGGCGACATCGTAACCCTTGACCTTGCCAATGCAAGCGATTCTCTTACCATTCCGGTATTAGAATTTCTGCTGCCTAAGCAATTTTTCGAGTTCTTTATGCGTCTCCGATCCAGATGTTTCAAAAGTGAGTACGGTTGTGGATTATATAGCAAGTATGCTTCAATGGGGAATGGTTTAACCTTCCCTCTTGAAACACTTGTGTTCTCCGCAATCGTGGCAGCCGTAGGTGCCGACCTTAAGGGTGATGCTTCAGTATATGGAGATGATATTATTATCCCTTCTATACATTTCGAAGCAGTCGTTAAAACTCTTAAGTTTATCGGCTTCGGTATAAACCCAGATAAGACCTTTTCTGAAGGTCCTTTCCGCGAGAGTTGCGGTACCAACTGGTACCACGGTGTGGATGTTACGCCTTTTTACTGGCGCGATCCTGCACGCTCTCGATCCGATCTATCTTTAGTGATAAATTCGCTGTCACAGCGTTTTCACTATTCGGATGGTTTGGCAGAAATTTTTGTTACTGCCGTAACCGACAATCGTCTTCCATTAATTCCTCCGGTCGCAGATATGCGATCTGGCGTTATGGTTGACATTGCTACCGCGTATAGGTTAAGAAAAATCCGTTACTCTTTCGAGAAGCAGGTTTCCCTTATACGCTTACTGGTACTAGACGTGCCGGCCAAAACTGAACGGGTTATCCCTGGCAGTGATGGCTTGCGCGGTCTAACGTATTGGCTCTTTAATCGGAGCTCAACGCGTCTCAGTAATGCCCCAGCTAATGCTGGACCTGTCACAGGTTTTAGTACGCCTAGACAGTTGGGCGATAGCATCAATCTTAGATGCCGTCTCCACCAATCCGTGTGGCGACCTGCCACCGGTCTGGACCCTCGCCATTTCTGGCTAGGGACTTATTTAAAGTAAGGGGCTACGCCCCCCTTTAAATTGACCTTCATGGA